GATATCTATGAAAATGTTAAAGAAGAGCATAATTACATAATTACAGTTGACGTTGCTAGGGGATTGGGTAATGACTATTCTGCTTTTATAATCTTTGATACTACAGAGTTTCCATATAGAGCAGTTGCGAAGTATAGGAATAATGAAATTAAACCTATGCTATTCCCTAACATCATATATGATGTTGCAAAGGGGTATAATAATGCTTATGTTTTAATAGAAGTGAATGATATAGGGGATCAGGTTGCAAGTATTATGCAATATGATTTGGAATATGAAAATATTCTAATGGCATCTATGAGAGGTAGAAATGGTCAGATAGTAGGACAAGGTTTCTCTGGTAAGAAAACTCAACTTGGTGTAAGAATGACATCAGCAGTTAAGAAGTTGGGTTGTTCTAACCTGAAGAGTATTATTGAAGATGATAAGTTAATTACTAATGACTATGAAATTATTTCAGAATTAACAACATTTGCTCAGAAACATCAATCATTTGAAGCAGAAGAAGGATGTAATGATGACTTAGCAATGTGTCTTGTTATATTTGCATGGTTAGTTCAGCAAGATTATTTTAAAGAAATGTCAGATAACGACATTAGAAAGAGAATTTATGAGGATCAAAAGAATCAAATTGAGCAGGATATGGCACCATTTGGTTTTATACAAACAGGTTTAGAGTCAGAAAGTTTTGTTGATGAGGATGGTGATAGGTGGCATACTGATGAATATGGAGATCGTTCTTATATGTGGGATTATCGGTAAGTGGACTTTGACGACTTTGATGAGCAGTTAAAGTTAGAGCATTTACTATTATCTGAACGTGCTTGTAGGGTATGTGGTAAGGTAAAGAATTTATTAACTGATTATTATCTAACTAGAAAGAATAGAGGAGAAATACCATCATCATATTCATATGAATGTAAAGTTTGTACGATACAAAGAATAGTTAAGAATAGAAAAAACCAAGCATTTAGTGATTGGATATATCCAGATTGGTAATGTTCACGCATCGTTTCCCCGATGTAAATACCGCTTTGAATAAATATTTCTAGATTAAATCTGAGATTCGGAGAGAAAAAAGATGCCTCTAAATTTAGCATCTCCTGGAATTATCGTAAGAGAGGTTGACTTAACAATTGGTAGAGTTGATCCAGTATCTGGTTCTATTGGTGCGTTAGCAGCTCCTTTTGCGAAGGGTCCAGTCGGTCTTCCTCAATTGATTGAGAGTGAAGATGACCTTTATCAAACGTATGGAAAGCCATATAACACAGATAAGCAGTATGAGAGTTGGATGGTAGCATCTTCCTACTTAGCATATGGTGGTACAATGCAAGTTGTACGAGCAGATGACACAGGACTTAAAAATGCTTCTGATAATGCTACACCAGCATTAAAGATTAAGAGTGATGATCATTATAACCAATTAGGTTATGACGATAACACTATTTCAAGTACGGTTATTGCCGCACAAAACCCAGGTACTTGGGCAAACGGAATTAGAATAGGAGTTTGTGACGCTAAGGCAGATCAAGAACTTCTTTCAGTTGTTGGTGTTAACACTGTTGGTTATGCTGTAACCCAGACGATGGTTGGTAAGGCACTTATTGGTGCTGGTACAACATCACAAGCAGATGGATACCTCAAAGGTGTTGTTACTGAAGTTAACTCTACAACTGTTGGAGTTAAAGTTCTTTCACATGTAACTAATGCTGGTGTAGAATCTGATGTTGATTACCAACAGACAGGTGTTTGGGCATTCAACAATACTGGTAGTATTACTGCTACACCTAGCGGAGTAGCTATTGGACATGCAAGTGGATACTCAACATCATATGCCTCACAAAGAGACTGGTTCGAACAGCAAACTGTTGGATTAAGTACTGGTTTAGACCCACTTGAATGGGATCAACTAGCAGATCGTCCATCAACTTCAGCATATGCTGCCTCCAGAGGAGGAAGATTTGACGAAGTTCACGTTGTTGTAATCGATGACAAGGGAACTGTTACTGGTAACGCTGGTACAATTCTTGAGAAGCACCTTAACCTTTCTAAAGCAAAGGATGGTGAATACTCAGCAGGAAGTCCTTCCTACTGGAGAAAGTATCTTAAGAATAACTCCAACTACATCTATGGTGGTGGAGCACCTAACCTTACCCAAACTGATGCTAATGTTAAGGCTGTAGGTCTTGTAACATCAGCATACGCTACATCCGCAACAAATAGTCTTGATGCAGATAGTGGTTGGGATCAGGATTCCAAGAATGTAAACTTTGGAGTTGTTGGTTCAGCAACATTCGAACTAAATGGTGGACTAGATTACGGTGGTGGTACAGACATCAACGTAGCAGGTGCACTAGATTCTGGTGTAGATGACATTATTGGCGGTCTTAACATCTTCTCTAATACAGAGCAATATGAAGTAGACTTCATCCTACAAGGTTCTGCTAACTTTAGTAAGGAACAGACACAGGCAATTGCTAATAAGGCAGTCGCTATTGCTGAAGCAAGAAAAGATGCTATTGCATTCCTTTCACCTTACAGACAAGCATTCATCACTGATACAAATGCTGGAGCAGCAACTGTTCAGGACGATGATACCATTACATCTAATGTAGTAAGCTTCTACGCACCTATCACATCCACCACATATGGTATATTTGATAGTGGGTACAAGTACATGTACGATAGATTTAACAATACATTCCGTTATGTCCCTCTAAATGGTGACATTGCTGGTTGTTGTGCTAGAGTCGATCAAACTGACTTCCCTTGGTTCTCACCAGCAGGAACAAACAGAGGTGCTCTTCTCAATATTGTGAAACTTGCTTACAACCCAGGTAAAGCACAAAGAGATACACTATATTCAAATAGAATTAACCCAGTTATTCTATCACCAGGAGCAGGAATTATCCTATTCGGTGATAAGACTGGATACGGCAAAGCATCTGCCTTTGATAGAATTAATGTTCGTAGATTATTCATCTACCTTGAAGATGCTATTTCAGCCGCTGCTAAAGACCAGTTGTTCGAATTTAACGATGAAATCACAAGGACTAACTTTGTGAACATCATTGAACCATTCCTACGTGACGTTCAATCGAAACGAGGAATCTACGACTACGTTGTTATTTGTGACGAAACAAACAACACCGCAGCAGTCATCGACAATAATGAGTTTATTGCCGATATATACATTAAACCTGCCCGTTCTATTAACTTCATCGGACTAACCTTCATCGCCACCAGAACTGGTGTTGCATTTGAAGAAGTCATCGGTAAAGTTTAATCCACCTTAGAGTTACAAAACTATGGCAACACGCAATCAATTAAATCCGCCTCCACTAAGGAAGATTACTGATTTTAAGAGTAAGCTTACAGGTGGCGGTGCTCGTTCGAACCTATTTGAGGTTGAGCTAGCATTTCCAAAGGCAGTACAAGTAGATGGTCTTAATGATATCTTGCAAAAAGCAAGATTCTTAGTTAAGACTGCTGCCCTACCAGCATCTAACATTGCTCCAATCGAAGTTCCTTTCAGAGGAAGGGTTCTAAAAATCGCTGGAGACAGAACATTTGATACATGGTCTATCACCGTTCTTAATGATACAGACTTCTCTATTCGCTCAGCTTTTGAGAAATGGATGAACTTTATCAACAAGGTATCAGATAACACAGGTTCAACTAACGCAGAAGAGTATCAAGCAGATGCTTTTGTCTATCAGTTGGATCGTAGTGGTGAAACACTAAGACAGTATCATTTCTTTGATATTTTCCCAACTCAAGTTGCTCCTATAGAATTATCTTATGATTCTGCAGGTATCCAAGAGTTCACAGTTGAACTACAAGTTCAGTGGTGGGAAGCAGTTAAAGGCACTGGTGCAAACGCTGGTGGAGAAGACATCAACTAAAATAGACTAAATAGTGCTATAATAGTAGGAAAACAATTATACTATGGCAAAACTCTTTGGGTTCTCGATTGACGATAGCCAAAAAACGCCACCTTCTGTAGTATCTCCCGTCCCTCAAACCAATCAGGACGGGAATGATAATTACATAAGCAGTGGCTTTTATGGTCAGTATGTAGATATTGAAGGCGTATTCAGAACCGAACACGATTTAATTAAACGATATAGAGAGATGGCATTACACCCTGAGTGTGATGGTGCTATTGAAGATGTTGTTAATGAAGCAATCGTTAGTGATCTGTACGATTCACCTGTAGAGATTGAACTTTCCAATTTGAATGCTAGTGATAAAGTAAAGAAAGTAATCAGAGAAGAATTTAAAACTATAAAAGAAATCATGGACTTTGATAGGAAGTGCCATGAAATCTTTAAGAATTGGTATATTGATGGTAGAGTATATTACTTAAAAGTTATTGATACTAAAAGACCTGAAGATGGCATACAGGATCTAAGATATATTGATCCTATGAAGATGAAGTATGTTCGTCAGGAGAAGAAAAAATCTAAGGGTCAACAAGTCTTAGATATGAATAAAGGTTCTGATAGTAATGCTAAGTATGTAGAACCCGAAATAGAAGAATATTTCTTATATACACCAAAAGCAAATTATCCATCAGGAATGATTACTGGTGCTGGTAAGAACGCAATAAAGATTGCTAAAGATTCAATTACATATTGTAGTTCTGGATTAGTTGATAGAAATAAGGGTACAGTTCTTTCATATCTCCATAAAGCAATTAAGGCACTTAATCAATTAAGAA